CAACGTGACGGCGATAGGGTTCGCCTTGCTCCACGTGATCAGGTCGCCATTCACACCCATAGCCTTGTCGCGAATCTGCATCGACGGCGTATCGAACGGGTCGGCGTCGTCGGCGAATTGGGTCAGGCTGATACCCGAGGGGAAGGTTTGCGAGGCGGTAAGCTGCACCCGCAAGCCAAATACGCTAATGTCATTCATGGTTTTTTCTCCGGTGTCAGGTTACGGGTTTAGATCAGGACGTGCGAGCCTTCGACCTTGCGGATCGCGTCGTCTTTGGAATAGATCAGGGTATAGACCGCTTTCCATTCCGTGCGGCCGTCTTGCGTGACGTAGCTTTGCAACACGCAATCGAGCCAGTAGCCGAGGCGGTAGATTTGTTGCCACGCCTCGCCGTCGCCGGTCAGGTTGCCAATGTAGAGCTTTTGCACCGTGGTAAGCGGCTTGCCGATGGAAATCGTACCGTTGAACGTGGCTTGCTCGATCACGCTTTGCAGGATCGCGAGCAGTTGGCCCCGGCCGGTCGAGTTGGCAGAGACGCGGGCCAGCGAGAGCAAGAGCGACATAATCGCCGCGCCCGCCGCATCCTTGAACCACATTTCATTCGCGTACGTGTTCATATCGACCGGATCAGTCGCGAGGCCCATCATGACGCCGCGTTGATAGAAGTCGATAAACTGGCCCGCCGTTTGGGTGCGGCCGTAATAATTCACGCGCGAGGCGTCCATGCTGTTTGCGTCGGCGTCGGTCGATACGCTCGGGGTGAGCGTCGCTTGTTGGTACATGTAGTTTTGTACCGAGTTGCGGCGGCTGTAATCCGTCGCGGCAAGGATCGCCGAGGGCAGCAATTCGGGGTATTC